GCGAGATTGATTCGTGCGGAATAGGAGACGAAGGGGCGACGCGCTCGCGTGGCCGAAAGGGGTTCTCGGGGTAGGGTGCATATTAGAATATCTGAATATTCAAGTATTGCTATGTTGCTTCGTAAGCTCAGTCGTTCAGCTCGAAAGCCATACTATGCCTAGCGAGTAATCACCTAGCTTATGCGCTCTTATGCGCTCTTATGCGCCTAGCTTATGCGCTTGTCATAAAGCCGTCGCGAGTTAATCGTCAAGAATCCGGCTTATGTAGTCTGTCGCGTTCAGCGTTGCTTATCGCATAGTGCGCGAAAGTGTGCAGTAGTGCACAGAGCGCCTAGGCTTTACCGAGTGAGCGAGCGACCAAGCGAGCGAGCGAGTGACAGAACAAGCAATCCGAATGATGTCAAATTTTTATGCTATTGATGTTTTCCGTGTCGCGGAAAATTTGTTCTTAAAATAGTTAAAATAATTTTAGTTTCTCGCGTTTAACCCCTTTACACTAAAACCGAAAAGATAGATAATCCTCATCACTGAAGCACAACAACCAACGAAAGGGGAAACGACATGAGCAACATTCCGGGGCTATTCTTTTTGACAGTGCTTATCAGCGGTGCTGCTTTTGGCAGTGTCGTTTTAATGGCCGTGATGCACAGCGTAGGTAGTTTTTTCTCTGCGCTTACTGCAATCACTGATAAAGGGAAAACTTACCGCCCAGCTTTTAGTATTAACTCTAGCTTTAAGACAGTTAAAGCTATTCCCCGCATACATAACAACGGCGAGCGTATTTGGTTTGCGCATATACACGGTGAAGGTATGCGTACCGAAAGATATTATAGATAGGAGAGCGTGTCATGATTGCTTGGATTCTTTTTGGAGGGTTTTTGGTCGGAATTTTTTTGCTGTCGTGTTGCGGTCGTTAACCATCATCGCCCACTTTAGCGTGGGCTTAGAAAAGGGGAATACAATGAGCACCGAGATTAGTCAATACCACGAAGTGCAATTAGGGACTAAGGTTTTAAGCGCGAAAGCGCTGGAAGCAACGGCTTGCGCAGTGGTGGCGCAGGATCAAGCTGATATAGCCTGGCGCGTGGTCGGGGAGATCTGGCTCAAGGCTGGATTTACTAAGTCTTTCTTTTCGACGCTATCAGCGTCGTTAGAGACAGATTTAAAAGAGAAGGTACTACCTCAATTCTTTAGTTTGGAATTACAGCAATTGATGTTATTAAAACCTGCTGCTGTTGCAGAGGAACAGAGAGCCGCAAGAACAGCAGCAATGAAGCGTAAATCGGCGATTTGGTCGCGCATTAAG